TTTTGATTGAAGAAATCAACCGGAACGACGATATTTCAATCTATGACCTTGCCGAACTGGCAGGAGCTGAATATAAAGAGGAGGACTATGACGAATGAAAAAACAAATGTCTGCGGAAGATTACCGCAATGACGAAGCGTTCAGCCGTTCTCAGCTTTTCAAGCTGTCAAAGTCGCCTGCACATTTCAAGTACGCCCTTGAAAATCCCGAAGTTGAAACCCCTGCACTTGCTTTCGGCACAGCCGTCCATGCTTATGTTCTTGAAAAGGACAAGTTCGACAACGAGTACATAGTCGCTCCGAAGCTTGACAGGCGCACCAAAGAGGGCAAGGCACTTGCGGCTCAGATAGATGCAAGCGGTAAGATACCCATAAGCGAGGACGCTTTTGCACAGATACAGGCAATGGCTGAAAGTGTGATGTCAAACAAGTATGCTGCCGCTTTGCTTAACGGCGGTGAACATGAAAAATCATACTTCTGGACGGACAAGCTCACGGGGCTTAAACTCAAATGCCGCCCCGACTGCCGAACAGATTTAAGGTCAACGTCTGTCATAGTAGACCTAAAAACCACAGAAAATGCCGATACGGACAGTTTTATGCACAGTTGTATTAAATATGGCTATGACTTGCAGGCGGCAATGTACACGCAGGGTGTGTCAGAAATTGAGCGCAAGCCTCATAGATTTGTTTTTATCGCTGTTGAAAAGTCACCACCATATGCCTGCAATGTCCTTGAGGCTGATGACTTCATCATACAGAAAGGTACAAAAGACCTTAACGACTATCTTTACACTCTCAAAGAGTGTCTTAAAACAGGTAACTGGTACAGCTACAACGGCAAAAACGGCGATTTGAACGTCATAAGCCTGCCGGGTTGGCTGGCTAGAGAATACGAATAGGAGGAAACGATATGGACGAAATAACAAACGCAGTAACAGTAACACCGGAAGTACCGCAGAACAGCACTATGCCTCTTGACAACATCAATCAGGGCACTGTCGCTATCGAAGCAAGCAGAGCCATTGCAGAAGCACAGGGCAAGCTTGTTATCGCAAAGAGATTTCCGAGAAATGAGATACAGGCTTTTGCCAACATGAAGAAAGCTTGTCAGCGTACAGGGCTTGCAAACAAGGCATTTTACAGCTATCCGAGAGGCGGAGAAACTGTGTCAGGACCAACTATCAGACTTGCGGAAGAGCTTGCAAGGTGCTGGGGCAATATTGACTTTGGCATCAAGGAACTTTCTCAGGACAACGGCAAGTCAGAAATGCAGGCGTATGCTTGGGACTTGGAGACGAACACAATGTCGGTGCAGAATTTCACCAATCCGCACGCAAAGGAAGCCAAGGGCAAGATAAAGACCCTCACAAGCCTGCGTGATATCTATGAGAACAATGCCAATATGGCAGGACGCAGGCTCAGAGCAAGGATACTTGCGGTGCTTCCTGCGGACTTCGTTGAAGAGGCTGTGGCGGAATGTAGAAAGACCCTTGCAGGAAAGAATAATATTCCTCTTACTGATCGTGTAAGAAAAATGGTGGTCGAGTTCGAGAAGCTGGGCGTTACACAGGAAATGATAGAGAAACGTCTTGGCAGAGGTCTTGACACCATGACAGCCGAAGATCTCACCGATTATATCGGCATTTTCAATTCACTGAAAGACAAGAACACAAAGGTTTCTGAGTGGTTTGAGTATGAGAAGATATCTACAGATATCTCAGCAGAAATCGACCAGCTTCAGACCGAGAAAGAGCAGGTGCTTTAATGCAGGCAAAATTACCTGACGGCTCTGTTATCATCAGTGGTTTTCTCGCAAAGGACGCAGAATACAAACAGGTGGGCGGCAATAACTCGTCGCTCACCAAGTTTGCAGTAAAAGTGGGCGAACGTCAGCTAAAGGTGCAAGGTGAGCGTGGTGAAGCCGTATGGGTGAACTGCCAGTGCTGGCACTCTGTAGCAAGAGTCACAAAGGCGCTGAAAAAATTTGACGTTGTGTTTTGTGTGGGCAAGGTGGAGAAAAAGCCATATACCGGCAAAGACGGTAAAGAAAAAGTTGACGTACATCTTGTGTGCGAAGCCGTTTTTGTACAGCCTACCGCAGAAGCAGCACCCCCGCAAAAGCTAGGCGGTGACCTTTCCGGCTTTGAGGAGGTGTTGAATGATGAGGGAACGCCATTCTGATGATATCATTGACGTTGATGCGAACGAGGAAAAGCATTTTGATATCGACATGAGCGACGCAGAAGCGGTGAAAAACGCCGTTGCTGTAAAGTATACAAAAGACGATTTTCTCTACACAGAGAAGCCATACGAAGCGATATACGATTACAAAAACGACCCTTTCATGCACAATCTGAAAATTGAGCAAATGGCTCAGCAGGCGGCAGAGGTAGGCGTAAAGACGTTCAAAGGACTGTATAAAAACTACGTCAAAATGCGAGAAATGCAGCGTGGAGCGAACGTTATCATCAATAACCCCACTGCGTTCTCAGGTCCATATATGCAGCTTGACGCAGGCAAATACAATGTTGATGACGGCGGTGTGTATCTTATTGATGAAAGCGGCAACTATCACGTTATCTGCCACCACCCGATCATACCCTTTGAGTGCTTGCAGAACATTGACACAGGTGAGGAAAAGCTCAACATAGCTTACCGCACTCGTGGAGAATGGCAGGAGAAAGTCGTATCCAAAGAAATACTATATAACAGCCGAAACATTTCACAGCTAGTTAAATGCGGTGTTGATGTGTCTTCTGAAACTGCCAAAGAGCTTGTTTCATATTTTCAGGAGATAGAGAGCCTTAACCGCAATTCTCTGCCATTGAAAAGATCAGTGGGCAGGCTTGGCTACATAAACGGCGCAGGCTTTTCACCATACGTCGAGGGGCTGACCTTTGACGGAGAGCAGAATTATTCCACCATTTTTAGCGCTATAAAAAGTCATGGCAGTTATGAGAAATGGAAAAAAATCGCTATAGATTGCCGCAGGAAAAGCGTGACCGCAAAGATATTTCTTGCGGCGAGCTTCGCAAGTGCGCTTATTCAGCCACTTGGCGGTCTGCCGTTCTTCGTTCACTTGTGGGGCGTTGATTCAGGCACAGGCAAGACAGTTGCTTTAATGCTTGCGGCTTCTGTTTGGGGAACTCCCGAAATGGGCGAATACATTCAGACGTTCAACAGCACAGTTGTCGGCCATGAGCGAACAGCAGCGTTTCTCAATAGCCTGCCGTTTCTCATTGACGAACTCCAGCTCAGCAAAGATAGTCATGGCAGAAGCCGATTTGACGTTTATCAGCTTGCTCAGGGTGTTGGACGTTCTAGGGGCACGAAAACAGGCGGCATAGAACGCACACCAACATGGCGAAACACTATCCTTACCACAGGCGAAAGCCCCATAGTGGGCGGTTCAGCAGGAGCAGGAGCGGTAAACAGAGTTATCGACATTGAATGTACATCAAACAATGTCGTGATAGCAGACGGCATGGCAGTATCAGCAGTGATAAAACAAAACTATGGCTTTGCAGGGCGGGAGTTCGTTGCAAAACTGTCCTCTCAAAAAGCCTTGACAATGGCACAAGAGGTCTATAACGATTATTTCGCCAAGCTCTGCAAGTCGGATACAACAGAAAAGCAGGCGATGGCAGCGGCAATGATACTCACGGCTGATATGATTGCAGAAGCGTCCGTGTTCAAAACGAATGAGCCACTAACAATTGACGATATCTCACCGTATTTGCAGACCAAAAAATCGGTATCAGCAGGTGAACGAGGGTATCAGTATATGTGCGATTGGGTGGCTTCCAACAGCAAACGCTTTGCGACAGGCGAAGACAATAACGGCGAAGTGTTTGGGCTTATTCAGGGCGATTTTGCATATATCATTCGCTCAAAGTTCGATGAAGCGGCTTCAAAACAGGGTTTCGACACAAGAGCATTACTTAGCTGGTTAAAATCTAACGGCAAGATAATTGTGAGAGGGCGCAACAATACTCGTGGCAAGCGTATCGGTGGCGTGAACGTTGAGTGCGTTGTACTGAGATTGCCAGATGAAACACCGGACTATTACACCGAAGAAGAAATGCGTGGGACGGACTTATCGGATTTCGGCATTTTGTGAGACATAAGTCCCACGAGGAAAACAACGTAAATGCGTGGTTTTCTGCATAGTGTGGGACTGTGGGACATTTTCCCCCTATATATACCTGTTTTAAATAGGTGATATAGAATCACGGTTTTGTTCACACATTGTTAAAATATATGTGTGTTTTCCTATATAGGAAAATGTGCGAATTTGTCCCACAGTCCCACAACACCCCGAAAAGTGCGTAAATACGCATGGTTTTCGTGTGGGACGTTTGTCCCACACTGTCCCCCACGTCCCACATAAGGAGGTAAACACAAATGAATATGAAAGATGAGATAAAGCAAGCTGAGGAGAACGGTTTTCAGTACATACCGCCTTACAAGCTTGCGGAAATGATGAAAGTATCAGGCAAGATAGTGAAGATACTTACTGAAAACACTACAGCGGTCACGCTTTGCTATGATGATATGAAAGTTGTCATGAGGATAGTTGACAATGTGCTTTCGCAGGGCATACAGAAAGGCGGAGATGTATGATAGCAAAAATAAAGCTCCGTGACTATCAGCAGGAGTGTATAGATAAAATAGCGCAGGCAGGGCATGGAAAACATCTTGTGCAAATGGCGACAGGTCTTGGCAAGACAGTGACCTTTGCAAATATACCACGTCATGGACGTATGCTTATTCTGTCGCACAGAGAGGAACTTGTAAATCAGCCTTTGAAATACTTCGACTGCACAAAAGGCATAGAGATGTCAAAGTACCATACCGACGGCAGTGAAGAAGTGGTATCTGCAAGTATCCAGACCATGACACATAGGCTTGACAGGTTTTCACCTGATGATTTTGATATCATCATAGTAGATGAGGCTCACCATGCAGCGGCAAACAGCTATAAAACTGTCATAGATCACTTCACACCACGTCTTCTGCTGGGCTTCACGGCAACGCCTAACAGGGCTGACAAATGCAGGCTGAATGATGTGTTTGATGATATCATATTTCAACGTGACCTGCGTTGGGGCATTGAACATGGTTATCTGTGTGATATCCTCTGCAAACGTGCCGACATAGGCTATGACCTTTCAGCAGTACATACACGGCTTGGCGACTACGCTCCGGGCGAACTAGCAGAAGCAATGGACGGCACTGCGGACGCTATAGCACAAGCGTATAGAGAACACGCCAAAGGTGCAACACTTATTTTTGCGGTATCTGTAGAACAGTGCTACGAGATAGCGAAACGCATCGAGGGGGCGGAGGTGGTCACAGGTCAGACTAAGGATAGGGCCGATATTATACGCCGTTTTACTCATCGTGAGATACCTTGTCTTGTGAATTGCATGGTCTTCACTGAGGGTACTGACATACCCCTTGTGGAAACTGTTATCATAGCGAGGCCTACACAATCAGATGCATTGTATACGCAAATGGTAGGCAGAGGGTTGAGGCTGCACCCTGACAAGGACAGGCTCACACTCATCGACTGCGTAGGAGTAACAGGCAAGGCAAGCCTGAGAACAGCTCCAAGTTTGCTCGGTATTGACATTTCTGAGCTGCCAAAGAAGAGTCAGGACAAAATGGAGGGAATGCTATTTGAGCTTCCTGAAAAGGCTACTATGATGTCGGATTGCCCTGAAAGCTGGATAAAGAATGTTCGTATCGTTGACTTGTGGGCGCAGGAACAGAAATATATCACTCATGATGTGAACTGGTTCAAGCTGCCGAATGGCGATATGAAATGCAGTCTTGGTAAGGGGAAAACGCTGAGGATATCTGCACCCGATGCTTTGGGTATGGCAGTATGGCAAGGTCAGAAATTACCTATGCAACAAGCACTTGACGAGGCGTACACTCTTCTCTGCCAGCGTGAAGCAGATAGCAAATGCTTGTGGGATCTGAATATCTGCCGAAAGTGGGGCAAAGCACCTGCTACTGATAATCAGAAAAACCTTATCCGCAGACGTGGCAGAAAGTATCTCAACAATTCGGATATCGACATAGAAAGTCTGACAAAATTTGAAGCAAGTCAGATACTCAACAGGATAATGAAAGGGTGATGATATGGCAAGAAATGAAGACAGAGAGCAAATGACCCTTATCAAGTGGACACAGCAGGCAAGCATACGCAAGGCTTATCCTGAACTGAAACTGCTCTTTCACATACCAAATGAACGTCATTGTGACCCAAGAGAGGGCAAAAGGCTAAAGCTTATGGGCGTGAAATCAGGTGTTCCTGACCTGTTTCTGCCTGTGGCAAGGGGAAGAAACAAAGGGCTGTTCATAGAACTCAAAGCGGAGAATGGCAAGCCGTCAGATAATCAGATGTGGTGGTTTGCGGAGCTTGGCAAGCAGAACTATTTGGCGGCGATATGCTACGGCTGGAAACAGGCTGCGGAAGTGCTGACGGACTATCTGAGGAGTGATGATAATGCTGGCAAAAGCTGAGGTCATAAAGAAAGCAGACGAACTCAACAGAATGGCGGCAAAGCTTCTGCCACTGCCAGAGGGTCTGACACAGGCAGAACAGCTTTTGTATAAGTCGCTTTGCATTGTGTATCGAGAGTTCAGAGCAGGGCAGATAGACAAGAAACAGGCGCTTGATGAAAAGCAGGAACTATACAGGGCATACATCAATGGGGCTTATGCACTTGATCTATGGCAGACATATGGGGAATATGCTAAGGTGTTTCAGAAATGTCAGTACGAGATACATCATGACGGCTGCGAGGTTTGCAAGAGGCTCAATGATATCCTATGCGGTATGGGGAGGGGCAAAGCCAATGAAACACACTGACCACACCCTATGCTGGCACTGCCGCCACGCAGTACCGACAAAGGACAAGATAACAGGAGAATACCTCACAGGCTGTGCATGGTCCATAGACCGCAAACCGGTTGAGGGTTGGAGGACGTGTCAGCACAGAATGTACGAAGCGCAAAAGGGCGGCATGATACATTCGTATACTGTGACGGGGTGTCCGAGATTTGAGGAGGGGTAAAAGTGAAAAGCTATGAGGAGCGTACCAAAGACAATGAACAGAAGATAGCAGCTTTCCAAACTAAGCAGAAAATGCCGTATGAGTTCAAGGTCAAATACGCTGAGGTCAGAGTAAGGGAGTTCATTCGTGAATGTGACAAAAGAAATCTGAATACGCACATATCGGTAGGCGGACTTGACAGCATAACGCTTTTGAAATTTATACATGATTACTGTGGTTTCAGTTATGTTCCAGGTGTATCGGTATCTAGTCTTGAAGACAAATCTATTCAGCAGATACACGAGCAACTTGGAGTGATAAAGTTAAGCCCATACAAGTCCAAAATAGATATCATACGGGAATATGGTTTTCCTGTACTATCAAAAGAAACAGCCGCAAAAATAGAAATGCTTGCACACCCTACGGACAAGAACAAGACAGTTCGTCACGCTATCATAACGGGTGAAACGGGAGAGTATGGCGGTTTTCGCAAACATACAAGAATGCAGCTTTCTCAGCGCTGGCTTGAACTGTTTGGCGGTTACGAAAATGAAAACGAGGGTGTTGACTACAAGATACCGCCGTTTAAGGTATCATCACAATGCTGTTTCTGGATGAAAGAAAAGCCGTGTGATGATTGGGCAAAGCAACACAAGAGCGTGCCGTTCTTAGGACTTATGGCAAGTGAGGGTGGCAGACGTGAAAAATCGCTAATGCTTAACGGCTGCAATTACTTTGGCAAAAGCACGATACGTTCAGCACCATTTGCCATATTTACAAGGCAGGACTTGCTACAACTTGCACTTGACCTGAATGTGCCTGTGCCTACAATCTATGGCGAGATAAAACGTGACTTTGACGGAAAGCTTTGCACAACAAAAGCTCAGCGTACAGGCTGTTCAATGTGCGGTTTCGGCATACATATGGAACAACGTCCTCACCGATTTGACAGGCTTCGTGAAAGAAATGAAAAAGAGTGGGATTTCTGGATGAACAAGTGTTGTGAAGATGCTGACGGCACAAAGTACGGCTGGGGAAGAGTTCTTGACTATATCGGCGTTGAATGGCGTGACAGAGTATTTGATATGAAAAATAACCAGCTTAGCTTGTTGGATATTGAGGAGGCAAAAGAATGAAAACACATGATCTGAAACTTAGCATAGAATTTTGTGACGCTGTTCTGAGAGGTGAGAAAACTTTCGAGGTCAGAAAGAATGACAGAGGTTTTCAGACAGGAGATCTGATAAGATTTATACCGACTGACGGAACGTCTTATCGTAGTTCAGACGGCACAGTAAGAGAACACGCAAAACATGAGATATCGGGACATACATACAAGATAACATATATCCTCAACGGCTGGGGAATAAAGAACGGGTATGTTGTGCTGGGAATTAAGGAGTATAGACAAACTGAGGAGGTATAACAATGTCAAGATATATTGACGCAGAAAAGTTAAAGTGTTCTATTGATTCGGAAACAGACAGCATATTTGATTGGGATATGACCATAGAAGAACTTTATTATAACCTGTGCAAACTGATTGATGATGAACCTACCGCAGATGTGCAGGAGGTCAAGCATGGAGACTGGCTTAAACCTGGCAATGACCCAATTGACAATAAACAATGGATATGTTCCGAATGCAAAGGATTAACTGAAACGGCATATTATTGTGGGCATTGCTACTATAATTACTGTCCTAACTGCGGAGCTAGAATGGACGGTGTTGCTAATGGCTGACCCAATGACCATGTCACGCCTGAAAGCCTACCGCAGGAACGCCTCAGCCATTGAGGACATCAAGGCAGAGCTTTCGGGCAAGTACGTTGCTGACAGTATCAGCGTATGCACTCCGCCGTCCTACACGCCACACAGCACACGCATAGATGGCTTCTTGCCAAACGGTGATACACTTTCATTGCTGTGCGAACAGGCACGGCTAGAGCGTGAGCAGGGGGCTGTGGAGGAATTTATCAAGGGGATAGAGGACTATCAGACACGGCGAATGTTCGTGCTGAAATTCATCAAGGGTAAGACGTACTTGCAGATAGCTATGCAGGTTAGTGGTGGGAGAATCACAGAGGACGCAGTTGAAAAGAAGATAAAAAGATATATTTCAAAAAAATCTTGATTTGTCGGTTTTGTCGGTTTTTGCTGTGTTATAATTTATACTGAGGAAAGTGTAGATGTACCTCAGACTTGTACTTTCATTGAAGTCACCTCCAATTTTCTAAGCCCCGTAAGGGGCTTATGCAGGTCGAGAGCGTGCCAGCTTAACATCTGCTCCACCATTTACAAAACTCCTTATAATATTTTCACAAGGGCGGCTGCATTTTGCGGTCGCTTTTGCGTTGCGTCGTAAAAAGTTCATAAATGTCGAAAACTTGAAATATTGCATAAAATAAGCAAAATGATTTTGTGCAGTAGGGAGAACTTTTGTTTATAGCCTTGATGTTTTGTGCTTTATATGCTAATATATAGAAAATAAACAAAAGGAGGTTCTAAAATGGAACTTAGCAAAAAAGACAGAATAATACTTTTCAATCAGTATGAGATACTTAAACGCCTTGATACTGATAACGCTGAACAATATGAGATATATCAAGATATTCTTGCACAGGGATTTGAGTATAATTATGAAGAGATCGGTCCAGCGTTATGTGAAGTCCCGTATTCAGTTTCAGAAAAAGTATATGAGATATTAGAGATGTTAAGGTGCATGACCTTTTCTTTTGACAATCTTGAAGATGTGACAGGTCTAGATCGTGAAGACTATATATTTAGAGGCTTTGACGGAAATGATAATGAAGAAGCAAAGTATTATGAATATGCAGAATGGCTTATAAAATCTAATGGCAAGTATCAGGAATTTAAAGATTGTGAATTTAACAGCCACAGTAAAATCCTGCCAGAGTATAAAGGAATGCTTGAGAGATTTGGTAAACTTGCTAAGACCAGAACAAATGGTATTCATTCAGCGGATTTGTCTGCTGATGAATTAAATTATATCATTGACAAAAAATAATCTTACGAACTGCTACAACAATGTGGCAGTTCTTTTTATATTCCAAAACAACAAAAATCGAGGTGAGGTGAATGCCGAATGAAAAGAATTTAATAGTTCCAAGCTCGAGTGAAGCTCGAAAAAATGGTGCAAAAGGCGGTAAAAAATCAGGCGAAGTCCGCAGGCGTAAAAAGACTATGAAGCAGGTGATGGACTTCCTGCTTGAACAGCCTGCCAATACCAGAGCGGACTATGAGTTTCTCGTGGAGCAGGGCATTAACCTTAACAGCCTTGACCCTGACTTCATAAATAATATGCTTCTTGTGAATGCGGCTCTTATGGCAAGGGCTAAGCAAGGGGACGTTGCGGCGGTGAAAGAGCTGCGTGACATTATCCGTGATGACGATATGCTCAAACATAAGATAAAATATGATAACGCAAGGCTCAGGCTTGAAAAACAAAAGCTTGAGCCTGTTTCTATGCCCGATAAGGTGTACAGCGGTATCCCTGCGAGCCTTGTCGCTCCTACGTTCTCGCCTGTCTTGTTCGATATTGCAGAGCAGGAACATTCCGAGTATGTTTTCCCTGGCGGACGTGGTTCGACTAAATCTTCATTCTGCGGTCTGAACGTTATCGACCTGCTCATGAAGAACGAGAATATGCACGTCTGTGTTCTGCGTGCTGTGGCGAATACTCTTAAAGACAGCGTTTATTCTCAGATACTCTGGGCAATATCTGCACTTGGTCTTGATGATGAGTTTGCCTGCACAAAGTCGCCCCTTGAAATCACACGCATTTCAACAGGGCAGAAAATATACTTTCGTGGTGCTGATGACCCGCACAAGATAAAGTCTATCAAGCCGCCTTTTGGCTATATCGGCATCGTGTGGTTTGAGGAGCTTGACCAGTTCGGCGGTGAAGAAGCTGTGCGAACGATAGAACAGTCTGTTATAAGAGGCGGCGAGAGAGCATATAAGTTCAAGTCTTTCAACCCTCCGAAGTCGGCTCAGAACTGGGCGAATAAGTACATCAAAGTGCCGAGAACGGACAGACTCGTTACCGAAAGCACTTATCTAACTGTGCCGAAAAAGTGGCTTGGCAAGCCATTTCTTGATGATGCCGAATTTCTCAAAGAAACCAATCCCACTGCCTATGAGAACGAGTATATGGGCGTTGCAAACGGTACGGGTGGCAATGTTTTTGATAACGTCCTCATAAGAGAGATAACCGACAGCGAGATAGCGCAGTTCGATAACATCTATAACGGCGTTGACTGGGGCTGGTATCCCGACCTTTACGCTTTTGTCAGAGTGCATTATGCCCCTGCTCAGCACACACTGTTCATATGGCAGGAATACACCTGCAACAAAACAAAGAACATTGATACCGCAAAGCATTTGCTGGAGCTTGGTATCACGGCAAACGATCTTATCACCTGCGACAGTGCAGAGAATAAGTCTGTTGAGGATTACAGAGCATACGGCTTGCTTGCGAGAGGTGCAGAGAAAGGTCCTAACAGCAGGGAGTATTCATATAAGTGGCTGCAATCTCTGCGAAGTATCGTTATAGATAACAAGCGTTGTCCTGTGGCTTGCGAGGAGTTCATCAACTGCGAGTATGACAGAGATAAAGAGGGCAACGTTATAAGCGGCTATCCCGACGGCAATGACCACGTTATCGACGCCGTTCGGTATGCAATGGAAAGAGTATGGAAAAGGCGGGGTCAGTAAGCTATGGGCATTATTTCAAAAATAAGGGAGTGGATAAGCAGAATGCTTTCAAAGTCAGATATAAAGGGCGTTTACTGTATTGATGTCGCCGTGACGGACAGTATGATAAGAGCTATCGACAAGTGGGATAGAATGTATGCAGGTAATGCGGCACCCAAGGGAGTTCACTCTCTGCGGCTTGAACACGCTGTTGTGAGGGAGTTTGCGAACACGGCTATCAATGAAATGTCCCTGAAAGTTTCCAACGATAAGCTTGATGCCATAATGAAAAACGCCCTTGAAAACCTCAACAAAAATCTGCAAAGAGGTCTTGCAACAGGAGCAATGATAATAAAGCCGCTGGGTGCTGATAAGGTGCAGTATGTTCCGCAGTCGCAGTTTATTCCTGTGGAGTATGACGTGAACGGCAGGCTTATAAAGGTCATTTTCCCTGAGATAAAACGCATGGGCGATAATGATTACCGTATAAGGCTTGAATATCACGCTCTGGACTATGAAAAAGGGCTGACTATCACAAACAGGGCTTTTCGCTCCAATGACGGCTTGTCTTTGGGGGCAGAGATACCTCTTGCCGCTGTATCTGAGTGGGCGGAGCTTATCCCTCAGATAGCCTATCCCCTTATGCTGCGACCCTCTTTCGGCTATTATGTCAACCCTATCGACAATACAGTTGACGGTTCACATTCAGGCGTATCAGTGTTCGCAGGGGCAGAAAAAATCATAAGAAAAGCTGATATCCAATTCGGCAGGCTCGATTGGGAGTTTGAATCGGGAGAACGTGCAATAGACGTTGACGAGGCTGTGCTAAGACCTGTGACAGACCCATTCACAGGTAAGAAACGTGCAGAAATGCCAAAGCTCAATGAACGGCTTTTCAGAGGGGTAAACGTGTCAGCTGGCACGAGCGGTGACTTTTATCACGAGTTCTCACCGCAGTTAAGACAGGCTGATTTTATCGCAGGACTTGAAGAATACAAGCGTGAGATAGAGTTTGCTGTGGGGCTGTCCTATGGGGATATCTCAAACCCTCAGACAGTTGACAAGACGGCAACGGAGATAAAGTCCTCAAAGCAGAGAAAGTTCGATACTGTCACGGCGATACAGAATAATCTCCGTGTCTGCCTTGAAGACCTGTGCTATTCGCTGGCGTTCTATAATGGGCTTACTCAAAGCGGCTATGAGCTGTCTGTGAACTTCGAGGACAGTATCCTTGCAGATGATGAAACAAAGCGTGCAAGCGATCGTCAGGACGTTTCTATGGGCATTATGCCACTGTGGGAATACCGAATGAAATGGTATGGTGAGGACGAGAAAACGGCTAAGAAAATGACCTCCGACAGCACCGCAGAGGTGATAGAATAATGCTCAAAGCAAGCGAGATAGAGCGAGTTTCAATGGTGTTTGACAAGCCCCTGCGTGACCTTGAAATGCAGATAATGGAGGATATTGTCCGCAGGATAAAGATAAACGGTGAGATAACACGTTCGGCGGATTGGCAGATATACAGGCTTCACGAGCTTGGAATGAGCAAGCGTGAGATAAAGAAAGCCATAGCCGATAACCTTGACCTCTCCAAAGCCGAGATAAAAGAGCTGTACAATGATATCCTGCAAAAAGGCTATGAATGGGACGATAGCATATATAAGACCAAAGGCAAGGGACGGATACCCCTTGAAGAAAATGAGGAGCTGCAAAGGCTGCTGTCGGCTGTATCGGAGCAGACTTCGGGGGAGCTTAAAAACATATCTCAGTCACTTGGATTTGCAGTAAAACAGCCTGACGGCAAACTTAAATTCACGCAGGCGGCTGACTTTTATCAGCAGAGCCTTGACAACGCCATAATGGGCATAGCAAGCGGAGCGTTCGATTATAACACGGTCATAAAGAAAGTCATTTCGGATATGACGAACTCAGGTCTGCGTACTGTGGACTATGCCACAGGCTGGAGCAACAGGGCAGACGTAGCCGCAAGGCGTTCGGTAATGACAGGGCTTTCACAGCTAACCGCAAAAATGAACGAGGACAACGCCCAAGAGCTTGGTACAGACTATTTTGAAGTCACTTGGCACAGCGGAGCAAGACCCTCTCATCAAGAATGGCAGGGCAAAGTCTACAGCAAAAAAGAGCTTGAAACTATCTGCGGTCTTGGTACTGTAACAGGTCTGTGCGGAGCGAATTGCTATCACGATTATTACCCCTTTATCCCCGGCATATCTGAGCGTTCCTATACAGACGAGGAGCTTGCACAGATGAATGCAGAGGAGAACAAGCCTGTTAAGTACGGTGATAAAGAGTACACAAAGTATGAAGCTTTACAGCGACAAAGAAAGCTTGAAACTGCAATGAGAGCCCAGCGGCAGAAGATACATCTTCTTGAAGAGGCAGGCGCAGATGAGGAGGATATCATCAACGCACGCTGCCGATATCGTGGCACTTCCCAGGAGTATACAAGGTTTTCAAAAGCAATGGGTCTGCCCCAGCAGAGAGAGCGTGTAAACACCGACGGATTGGGGAATATGGGGGTGGGAAAAACCAAGTTAGACTTGACGCCAAAAGATTATAGTGATATAATTGATATGAAAGGTAAGATGTCTGATATAGACGTGCGAAAGTGGTATAAACACCACAACAAAAATATCCCTCAGCTTATCGACAAAAGCAAGTCTATTGAAGAGCAGGCAAGGCAAGCTTGTGAACTGCGTAACAAGTATCGCTTTCAGGCAAGAGAGTTAATGGAAGATCAAAAAGCTCGTAAAACCCTTGACCAGACCGACCCTATCATTTCTTTTGAAGACTTGGTATCAGATAAAATGGTACGAAAAAACATGAGCAGAGAAGAAGCTGTAGCAGACACTTTGAAGACCGCTGTAAAAACACGAAGATCAGTAGATAAAAGGTATGGATTGGATGATCAGCAATGAAAAAATATGAATACAATATTTGCACGGCTGCGGACAAAGAAATTTTTGAAAAGCAATGTGCGGCATTGGAAAAGCATATCCCAGGCATTGAACGGTCCGATATGCTGACAGATGTTGACGGCTCACAAACGCAGATATATGAATTAAACGGAAAGAAGATAATCGTACACAACAGTTATTATATTGACGCTGTGTACATTGATTCAGAAGTTGAACTTACAGAGTATTTCAAATGATAATTTTACCGCTTGACTAAGGTCGGGCGGTATTTTTATACCCAAATATCGGAATTAAGCACCTTAACGGGTGCTTTTTTCATACCATTTCGTCCTTGATATGACGTTAAACTGTCAGACTTTCACACCGCAGACAGAGCGGTATATAAGCTATGTAGAAAGGACAAACATATGAAGAACATTTTTGAGATCCTTGCCTCTCTGGGTATCGTTATCCCTGAGGACAAGAAACAGGACATCACAAAACAGGTGGCAGAAAATTATAAGACTGTGGCTGAGTTTGAAAAGGTGAAAAGCCGCCTTGAGGTGGAGCGTGATAACTATAAGGACAGCCTTGATACCGCACAGAACTCTCTCAAAGAATTTGAGGGTGTGGACGTCAAGGAGCTTAACGGCAAAGTCGCACAGCTCACCGCTGACCTTGCTAAGAAGGATACCGAGTATCAGGCGAAGATATCTGATATGGAGTTTGACGCTACCCTTGATAACGCTATCTCGGCAAGCAAGGCAAGAAACGTCAAGGCTCTTAAAGCTTTGCTTGATGTGGAAACTCTCAAAGCTTCCAAAAATCAGGCTGAGGATATCAAGACGGCTATCGAGAACGTGAAGAAAGATAACGATTATCTTTTTGAAAGCTCCGAGCCTATCAAGAACCCGGTTGCTCCCACAGGAACGCCTGCCGCAGGTGAAGTGAGCAAGGAAACCTTTGCAAAAATGGGGTATATGCAGAGGCTGGAACTTAAACGAACAGACCCCGAAAAATACGAACAGTTGAAAGGATAGGATATTATGAAAATGACAAATGGCATTAGAATTTCTATGCAGTATTTCGCAGAGCCGACAAAGATCACCGATCTTATCGATCCTGAGGTAATGAGTGACATGATCGACGCAAAGATAGAGTCTAAGATAACTGTATCTCCCTTTGCGAAGATAGACAGAACGCTCGTTGGCGTGCCTGGCGACACTATCACAGTGCCGCAGTATAAGTATATCGGCGACGCAGTTGATGTTGCAGAGGGCGTTGAAGCCGAAACTGTCAAGCTTGAAACAGACTCCACTCAGACTAAGGTAAAGAAAGCCATGAAAGCGGTGGAGATAACTGATGAAGCACTTCTCAGCGGCTATGGAAACCCTGCAGGTCAGGCGACTTCACAGCTTGCAATGTCTATCGCTTCTAAGGTGGACGCAGACAGCATGGACGCACTTATGAAAGCTCAGCTCATCTATGACGGCTCGGCTTCTGCTATCTCTTACAGCGGCATTGTTGACGCTGTTGACAAGTTCAATGAGGAGCTGAACACCGAAAAGGCTATGTTTATTAATCCTCATCAGAACTCACAGCTTAGAAAGGACCCGAACTTCATTTCAGCAGATAAGTATGACGGCAATGTGGTAATGACAGGCGAGATAGGCAAAATAGCGAACTGCCGTATCGTTCCGTCAAAGAAAGTTTCACTTAACGAGGCTATCCCAGAACAGTATGTGAGAGTTGACAGCGATGCAGAGGGTGCAAAGGAAGTTGTTGCAGACAGCACAGCTTCACCAACTGCTTCACAGATAAAGCTCGGCTCAGTAACACCTTGTGCAGAGGGTTACGCTCCAAAGGTGGGTGACTATGTTGTAAAGAACGCCGCTGTCAAGGCAGGCACTTTCTACACATGCCCTATCATCAAGCTCAACGCTGATACTGAAACAGAGGACGAAACATCAGCTCTGACTATCTACCTCAAGCGTGACACCAACGTTGAAACAGAGAGAAGAAGCACAAAGCGCTGCACAGATATATCTGCTGACAAGCATTACACTGTGGCTATTTCAGACCAGTCAAAGGTAGTGCTTGCAAGATTCAAGAAGTAAAGAGGTGCGGCAGTATGAAAGCATATGCAAACGAGAGCTATTATATAGGCGTTTATCTTTGCGGCAAAGAGCCTGACATATCTGCCGCTTTTGACTTCTATGCAATGCAAGCCACAAGCCTTATGAAGCAATATACCCTTGACAACGTTGACGAGAACGATATCCCCGAAGAAGTGAAAATGTGCTGCTGCGAGCTTGCGGAGAATATCTTCAAGGCAGAGCAGGAGGGCGGCACTCAGGGGGTATCTTCCGAAAGCGTTGGGGGCTGGTCAAAGTCATATGAAAGCTCAGATATCCGCAGACAGAACGCTGACAGAGCCGTTCACGATATCGTGTACAAATGGCTCAGCGGAACAGGGCTGCTTTACAGAGGGGTGAGGTAAATGCTTGCAAACAGCGATTGCACAGTGTATCTTTTCGACAAGCAGACAGAGGGATTTGTGCGGAAGTATGCAGAGAAAGTTTACTGGTGTGAGAATAAGTCGGGAAGTATCGTGAAAAGCGGTATGCAGACCTCAGACAGCACAAGGGTGTATTTCTATGATGATAATGCACCGAAAACCCCTGCAAAGGATATGCTTGTGAGAGGAAAATGTGAGTTTGAGTTCGATAATCAAACGCCGCAGAGCATATCTGAGAGCATGAAAATGTTCCGTGCGGAGTATGACTTTGTTACGGTAATGAGCATTGATGATTATATGTTCGGCGGTCTGCCACATATGGAGGTGAGCGTGAAATGAAGATAGGTCAGCCTATGGACAGCAGGGCTATCACTTGGGATAAGTCCTTTGCAGGCAAGTATTCAGATCGCTTTGATAAGGCTCAAAAGTTCATTGACGCCGAGTGCATAAGGCATATGGTGAAGTATACACCTACCCTCAGCACTAATCTGAGAAAGTCTGCCACGAGAGGCACAAAAATAGGCAGCGGCAAGATACAGTATCTTGCACCTTACGCACGCTATCAGTATTACGGCAAGCTTATGGTATCATCTGTTACAGGCTCGGCATACGCCCGACAGGGTGAAAAGAAAGTGCTGACGGACAAAGACCTTGTTTACAGCACTTTTAAAGAGCCACTTGCCGGCAAGCTTTGGTTTGAGCGAATGAAAGCCGACAAGAAACAGCAAATACTCAGAGGAGCGGCGGCGATAATGGGAGGCAAAGCGAAATGAACATAATCGAGCTTGTGAAAGATATCTTGCAGCAGTTTCCGAAAATATCGGAGGTTTGCAACGATATCCATATCGACTTTACCGATGATACGCCAACCAATTATGGCTTGTCCTCAACAGGCGACAGCCTTATAAGCTCTGATATTTTGGGCGGACAGACAAGACAGCATAACTTCATTCTCTATGCGGTGTATCAGTCTATGAACGACTTTGACAGAATGTCAAACAGCGGTGTGCTGCTTGAATTGCAGATGTGGCTTGAAAGCTATGCAGACAAGCACCGAGATACCACGTTCACTACCATAACAGAGGACGAGGAAAGGACAGGCGTTCTTGAAAAGCTCACCTGTGCAAACGGAATGATATACGCAATACCAAACGAAAACACAAACGATACTGTGCAGTATCAATTGCAGATAGCAGCACAGTATCAGATATAAAAGGAGGAAAACATATGCCTGATTATTCATACAAGAGCGGAAAGCTCAACAGAAGTCATCTTCTGCATTATCTTGACACTACATTCGCAGCGGTCGCCTCATCACCAAGCTGGTATCTTCTCGGTAAGGACGTTGAGGACGCAAGTGTGGCACTCAACCCTGACACTTCCACAAAGAAGAATATCCTTGATGAAACCACAGTTGAGGACAACGGCTACGAGCCTGAGTTCGACCTTGATACATTCTATGCAAAGCCCGGTGACGCACTTTACGAAAAGCTCAAGGATATCATGATGAATCGTCTTACCGGTGACGCCTGCAAGACAAGTGTTCTCGAGGTCATCGTTGACAAGACAACGGGTGCGTATGACGCTTGGACGGAAGATATCATCGTCAAGCCGCAGTCTTATGGCGGACCGCAGGGTGGCGTAAATATCCCATTCAACTGCACCTTTGCAGGAAACAGAGTGAAAGGCTCTGTCACCTTTGCGGCAGGCGTGCCAACGTTTGCAAAGGCTACGGAAGAATAAACTATATGACAAACATATGAAAGCACTTCGTCAAGAGCGGAGTGCTTTTTGTTTGCCATAATACAGAAAGGATGATAAAAATGTCAATGCAGTCAATAGATTTTAACAGCGGCAATTACAAAGAGTACGCTATAAATGGCGACGAGAACAGAGTTATAAGGATAAACGTGTCAGACGTTGGTATCATCACTAGGATACAGGACGCTATGAGCAAGGCTGACAATATCGCAGAAGAAGTGTCAGAACGTGAGAAGAACGAGGACAGAACTCAGCTTCTCAAAGAGTATGACCAGCGTGCAAGAGAAATGGTCAATGACATATTTGGAACCGATGTGTGTACGGCGGCGCTCGGAAGCGTGAACGTGTTCTCTGTGGCTTCAAACGGCAAGCCTGTGCTTGTGAACTTCCTTGAAGCGCTTCTTGTGGTGGTGGTGCAGGAGATAAAGTCAGCACAGACGGCGGCTCAGATAAAGCTCGAAGAAAAGGCGGAGAAGTACACCGCACCTGTTATCGCTCATCAACATATTGCTCAGCCTGCGGTCAATGTGGCGGAGCTTTCTGACGAGGACAAAAAGGCTCTGCTCAGGGAGCTGCTGAAATGATAGGCAACTTGCCCACAGCCCTTGAAATAGGCGGCAAAGAGTATGCCATACGCTCAGATTTTCGGGTCATACTGCGGATCTATTCAGCCTTTGCAGACCCTGAACTTGACGAGCGTGAAAAGTGCTATGTGTGTCTTAAATGCCTTTACGCTGAGGATATCCCACGAGAGCATTTGCAGGAGGCTGTCAACAAGGCTTATTGTTTTGTGGGCGGTGGAGATGTTCCGCAGGAGAGCGTTCAGCCTGCAAAGACTATTGATTGGGAGCAGGACGAGAGTATTATTTTTCCTGCGGTGAACAAGGCGGCAGGCTTTGAAACGAGGACGGTAAAATATCTTCATTGGTGGACTTTTCTTGGCTATTTCAATGAGATAGGCGAGGGGCTTTTTTCGTCTGTTATAGGCATACGGCAAAAGCTTAACAAGGGCAAAAAGCTTGAAAAATATGAGCAGGAGTTTTACAGAAATCACCGCAATATGATAGACCTTAAACGAAAGCTCTCAGCAGAAGAGCAGAGGGCTGAAAACGAGGACAAAGAGTTTCTGAAACAACTGACGGGAGGTGAATGACAATGGCTGACGGGTGCTTGAATTTTGACACCAACATAAACAGCGAGGGCTTTGAAAAGGGCTTGAAAAACCTTTCTGATATGGTGGGGGATATCAAGCCAAAGCTTAAAAGCCTTGCAATGGCTGTGACGGCAGCATTCTCCGTCAAGAAGCTTGTGGACTTCGGCAGGCAATCCATAGAAACAGCCTCAGATCTTGCGGAAGTTCAGAACGTTGTCGATACGGCTTTCGGAGAGTCCAAGCAGAAAATGGAGGACTTCGCTGACACGGCTGTAAAGACCTACGGCATTTCAAAGCTCACCGCAAAGCAGACAGGCTCAAACTTCATGGCAATGGCGGCAGGAATGGGGCTTGCCAATGACAGTGCAAGCGATATGGCTATGGCTCTTACAGGGCTGTCTGCGGATATGGCGTCATTTTATAACGTTGGTCAGGACGTGGCAAGCACGGCTCTGAAATCAATATTCACAGGGGAAACTGAGACCCTCAAACAGTTCGGTATCGTTATGACGGACGCCAACTTGCAGGCATATGCGCTTTCAAAGGGTATAACGAAGTCAACTGCCGATATGTCGCAGGCTGAAAAAGTCCAGCTGAGATATAACTACGTTATGTCACAGACGGCTCTTGCACAGGGCGACTTTGCAAAGACGTCTGACAGCTGGGCAAACCAAACTAGAATACTCTCTGAGCAATGGAAAGAGTTCGGAGCGACTATCGGCACTGTGCTGATGAACGTTCTTCTGCCTGCTGTCAAGGCGATCAATAGCGTGCTTTCGCAGCTTATATCTTTGGCACAGGGGGCAGCGATGGCACTTTCAGAGGCGTTCGGTCTTGAACTAAGCAACAGTGCAGACGAGGCTCAAAGCATAATGAAAAGCACCTCTCAGGCGGCGGAGAATTACAGTGACATAGCCAATGACGCTAAACAGACGCAGGAGGCACAGGAAGGCTCCCTTGCAAGCTTTGACCAGATGAACAAGCTGAATGATGAGAGTAAGTCAGACAGCACTGGGGTCAGCGGAGCTGGGGAGATAATGCAGCCTTCCGGGACTAGCGTTGAGGTGGATACGGGAAAGGCAGATAAAAAGCTGTCTGACTTTTTCAAATCAGTAAGATCTCAGTTTGAAAAGCTTGCAGACTATCTTGATAAGAATTTTAAGCCTATTTTCGCCGATATATGGAGCGGACTTGAAAGAGAGAGCATTGAACTTGCTCAGATTCTCGGCGGAGTTTTCAGCGATATAATGTCGCTTTCCGAGCCGCTCAAAGCTTATTTTATAAACGATTTTACACCGCTTATGCAGACCGCTTTCAGCACGCTTGGCAAGATAGGCATAGGACTTTTTGACAGCTTCAACAAGGTGTTTTCTGATATCTGGAATGTGGCAGTGTTCCCTATACTGCAAAACTTTCTCACTGTAGGATTACCCCTAATGGCGGATTTTGGCACGCAGACATGGAACACGCTAGGCGTACTGTTTGACAACATAAAAGAGATCTTCGATACCTTGTGGAACGGCGTTGCACATCCTGTGTTAAACGCCTTGAAAACACTGTGGTGCGATACTTGGCAGAGCATTTCAGACTTTTGGAACGAGTGGGGACAGCCTATATTTGACGGCATAAACGAGGGCATAACCATCACAAAGAACGTATTCCTTAATCTGTGGGAAACGGTCTTAAAGCCTGTATTTGATGAGCTTATGAGTGTGGCTGACAGCGTTTGGACGGAGCACTTGAAACCTCTGCTTGATGAGTTTCTCGACTTTGTTGGAACACTTATCACAAGCGTTCTGAGCATTTACAACAAAGCCATAGCACCTGTTGTGAATTGGCTTGTGAGCATACTCGGACCGATAGTCAGCAGTGTGCTTGGCAAGATAATAAAGACAGTGGGCAATGTCATAAGCAATATAATTGACGCCGTGAAGAACATCATTTCAGCACTTAAAGGCGTTGTGCTGTTCATAACGGGAGTATTCACCGGTGATTGGAAAAAAGCTTGGCAGGGTGTAAAGAAGATCTTCAAAGGCGTATGGGACGCACTTGTTGACATAGCAAAAACACCTATTAATTTGATAATCGGGCTTATAAATGGTCTGACAGGTGCAGTTGAGGACGCTTTGAATTGGATAATCGACGGCATAAACGAGCTGAGCTTCACGACGCCTGATTGGCTTCCCGGTGATCTTGGCGGTCAGACATTTGGCTTTGACCTAAGCCAAATTGATATCCCCGAAATACCCAAACTTGCCCAAGGTGCAGTAATACCGCCGAACTCCGAGTTCCTTGCAGTTCTGGGCGATCAGAAACGTGGCACGAATATCGAGGCACCGCTTGATACTATCACGCAGGCTGTTTTGCAGGCTCTTGTGTCTTATGGCGGAACAGGCGGAAATCAGAAGATAAGCGTTACCATACCGCTTACGCTCAACGGCAGGACTATCACACAGATAGTTATTGATGATATCAACGACTATATCAAGCGCAACGGCAGGTCGCCAATAAGGGCATAGGAGGTGCAGAAAATGAAAAGCAGAGGACTTATATTCGGCAGCGAAAGGGTCGCCACACCTGCGGAAGTGAGCTTTACAAACAACAAGATATGGTCGAACAATGCAGGACGGACGGCTAACTGCAAAATGGTGGGCGACATAAGAGCTATAAAGAAAACTGTCACACTGAAATGGTATCATCTCACAGGTGAGGAGACGGCAAAGCTCAATGAGTATATCTCCAACGTTGACAGTCCGTTTTTCAGTATCACGCTCCTTGATGAAACATTTCAGGAAAGCACTTTTGACGTTTACGCAAGCGACCCAACTTATGAAGTTTTCGGCTGGGACGAGAACAAGCAGTTCTGCAAAGGCGTTGCGGTGGACTTGATAATGCAGTAAGGGGGCAGTCGAATTGTACCAAACAAGTGAGCTTGTGGCTCAGCGTATCGAGAGTTATTGCCGTATATGGAGGCTGTGGATAGAGAATGCAGAGGGCGTTATATCAGGTGACAGCATTATGTCAGCTGACAGCTCAATGCAGGCAACAAGCCTTTCCGATGACATCGAGCTGGGCGCCGTGTGTTCGCAATCGTGGAACATGACAATAAGTGACACTGATACAGCGTTTCTTGGAAAGAACTATGACACATATCTGTACCTCGTGGACTACGAAACTAACGGCATACTTGCAGGCGAGAAGATACCAATGGGACGTTTCACCTGTGTGAAGTCGAAAAAGTCGGGCGGCAGCGTTCAGCTGACAATGGCGGACAGGCTGTACTTTTCGGATAAGCCATATGTACCACATATCCCTATGCCAAACTGGAATAAAGCAGTCGAGGACGACATATGCAGACAGCTTGGTCTGCAAAACGGCAATGACTATACAGAGGTGCGGCTACTGCGTGACAAGAACGGCAGAAGGTTGATAGATAAGAACGGCAAGGTGCTGTACTCAAAATACTTTTACTTCAAGGTCAGCTCAGTACCGAAAGACGTGACCATGCGGCAAATGCTGTCTTATCTGGCCTCTGCACAGGGTCAGTTCGGCTATGTTGACAGGTACGGAAAATACGTACGAAAGTGGTATGGCAAGAGCGTGAAAATATTGGATAACAACACAATAGACCTGCCTACGCTGTCTGAAAGGCAGAATGTGATAGTGGGCATAATCTGCAAGGTCAGTGATGATGTAACGTTGTCACTTGGTGTGACAGATACAACGCAAGGTCGAGTCTTGGAGTTTGAAAATCCGTACATGACAGAGTCTTTGCTACAATCTCTGTGGCGCAGGATAGGCGGCTTTTCGTGGTACACCACTGAGCTGTACCACAGACTTGGTGACCCACGTTTCGACATAGGTGACGTGGTGACCTACACCAACGGCGCAGACAGCTATGACATACCGATAACAAATTTAGGATTTACCTTTGACGGCGGACTGAGTGCAGATATTTCAGCGGTAGGTCTGAGCGTTGAAGAACAGCTTTAAGGGGGCGAGATAATGGCTGATGAAAATTTGACATTGGCGCAGGATATCACTGAAAATGACTATCCTATGCAACACGCAGGCGAGGAAATCGATGAGATACTGAGCCGAGCCGGCAAGATACACTATGGCACTGTGGAACACAAGATGACGGGAGCAAATGCGCTGATGCGGATACCGCTTGGACTGAATTTTGCGCCTAAGCAGGTAATAGCAACACTACGGCAGACAGACATACCAACACCATACAAGACGTTCTGCACCCACGTTAGTGGTTCGGGAAAGTCGTACTATCTGAACGTCTGCATGGGAGCTAATAACGGGTCAACAGTAAATGTCCCGACAGGAACGTACTATGTGGATTACATTGCGATAGAATAGGGGGGGATTAAATGACAATAACATTAAATGCAGATTATGACGTAACCCTAAGCACAGCACTGCTGGGCTATGTCGGTGAAACTAATGCCCGTCCTGTATCGGTCGAGGGCATGGAGATAGATGGTGCAGACCGCTATGTGCTGACTATCGACTATGGCGACGGCACTGTCTATGAGGTCGATATCACAGGCGGCACATGGACGCCAACCGCAGATATCTTGCGTTCAGCGCAGACAGTCAGCTGTCAGATATGTGCGAAAAAACTGTCAGGCGATGAGTATATTTTAGTAAAAAAATCACGCATTTTCCGCCTGAGAATAGGTGCGGCTATAGGCGATGTTGCCGTGCCGTCACCTGACGTGGCTATGGATGCGTTAGACCGCATAGATGCCATAGGCAGGCAGGCGCACGCAGATATGCAGACCGCTGTCACCGCCGCAGAAACAGCGAAAACAGCGGCTGAAAACGCTGAGAAATCAGCTGCCACCGCAGGAGTATCAGCCGACACGGCAGGACAGGCAGCGAAACGTGCTGAGACCGCACAGGCATCTGCTGAAACGTCTGCAACGCAGGCAGACACTGCAAGGCAGGGTGCAGAGACCGCACGTGCTGAAGCAGTCAAATCTCAGAATAGTGCCAAGGTATCAGCAGCCCAAGCGTCTGCATCGGCACAGCAGACCACAGCCGACAAGACCATAACGGCAGGCTACGCTAAAACCGCAAAGACCTGCGCTGACAGCACTGCGACAGACAAGCAGGCTGTTCAGACGTTGGCAGAACAGGTCACAACCGACAAGGCTACAGTGGCAGAAAACGCCGCTAAGGTTGCAGAAGACAGAACTGCCGCTGAGACTGCTGCACAGACAGCACAATCCATAGCGGATAGTCTGCCTGAGGACTACACTACGGCAGTTGCAAAGATAGCTGAAAACACGGCTGAGATTTCTGCGGTGAAGCTGACGGACAAGGAGTTGCAAAGACGAGTGGACGCACTGTTTGACATGGGGCAGGGTGTGACACATCAGTTTGAAACTGACACAGATACGGCATGCCAGAAAGCAGTGCCTACAGGGGCAAAGCTGATGAGCGTGAAGTCTGTGAGTGGTAGGTCGGTGGTTTGGAATCAGATGTATAATGAATTCAAATATGGTGGCAGCACGTTGAACTGCAAGCCGATTTTTAAATCACATAAATACCTGCTCCGAGCACATTATACTGTTTTAGAAGATGTAAAGGCATATCTATATTTTAGGGATGTCCTATACACGCCAACGACTAATAGGCAAATAACGAAAGATTTAACTGCTGGTAGCGGCAAAATATCATGGATTACTAGCCCATTAGGTGAACATAGTGGTGGTGGCGAATTTGGAACATTTATCCTTGTGAATAATGCTGATGGTAGTCAGAAATACGATACATCGCCATTCAGTAATCATGAAATTTTTGACCTCACCGTCATGTTCGGTGCAGGCAACGAACCTAGCACGGTGGAAGAATTTGAAAAAATATTCCCTAATGATTATTACCCATATAATGCAGGGGAGATTGTCAGTGCTGGTACGGAAGAGGTCGTTGTGGGTGATACCGCCCACCCTATCCCCGAAGCAATCCGCAATCTGCCTGGCTACGGCTGGTCAGCAGGAACGGCACGAAACTATGTGGACTATGAGAATAAAAAATATGTTCAGTGCGTGAACAGCGTTGATTTGGGGACGAAAAACTGGCGGATGTACAAAGACGGTGACTACACCCCATTTTTCTATTTGAATGCAGTATCTGACATTCGTGGTGGCACATCAAATTTTCTGTGCCCGAAGTATCAGTATGTTAAGATTGGCGTTACTGATAGCGCATCTGGATTATATGTTTTGGAGAACACAACGGTGCGTGTGCGAGACACCGCCTACACCGATGCCACCGCATTTAAACAGGCTATGTCAGGTGTAATGCTGTATTACGAACTGGCGAACCCAATCGTAACCGACATTTCAGCCCTAATACCAGACGACTTTCTGCGTAATCTAACAGTTGAAGCAGGGGGTTCAGTAACATTCAAAAACAGCAACGATAATTACCATATACCAGTACCGTCGGAAGAAGAATATATCGTGAAATTGTCAGAGGTAGGAGGTAGCGTATGACGGAATTACAGAAAAAAATGGCGGAGAAGCTAGGGTTGACGAAAGATAATTTTGAAAAACCTACAGTAACTGAGCAGGACAAGATAATGGCACAAGTGCTATACACAGCTGCTATGACAGGCACGCTGATAGGTGAGGAGGGCGAGTGATGTATTACAGCATTATTAAACGTTTCTATGATCTGGGCGTGTATTCGCTGGCAAAGGTCAAAGATTTTGTCAAGGCAGGCGTTATTAGTCCGGAGCAGTTCAAAGAAATAACAAAGGAGGTATACCATGAAGCAGAAGTTAGCGAAACTCATTGATGTAAAGTCCATTGTAACACTGTTCTTGACAGCGGTTTTCTGCGTGCTGGCACTTCGCCGCACGATAACTGCAGAACAGTTCATCACGGTGTTTACTGTGGTGATATCGTTCTATTTCGGCACGCAGAGCGCCAAGAGAAAGTCAGGTGATGACGAGTGACGGAAGCAATTATCGTTGCACTGATAACAGCTGCTTCAGCGGTAGTGTGTCAGCTTGTCATAGCATCTAACAGCCGTAAGACTATGCAACAGGCGCAGTACGACAGCCAAAAGCTTATTGAATACAAGATAGACAAGCTGTCTGAGCGTGTGGACAAGCACAATTCCGTTATTGCTCGGACTTACAAGCTGGAACAGGACTATGCTTTGATCGACGAGAAAATCAAGGTGGCTAATCATAGAATTGACGATTTGGAAAGGAAGTAATTTTTATGGCAAAGACATTTAAGGGCATTGACGTTTCGCAGTATCAGCAGAACATTGACTTCAAGAAGGTCAAGGCTTCGGGGGTCGATTTCGTTATCATTCGTGCAGGCTTCGGCAAGTACGCTAATCAGAAAGACCCATATTTTGAGAAAAACTACAAGGCGGCAAAGGCGGCAGGGTTGAAAGTCGGTGCTTACTGGTACAGCTATGCGGCGAGTGTCGAGGACGCAAAGGCAGAGGCTCAGATTTGTATCAACGCTATCAAGGGCAAAACGTTTGAGTATCCGATATACTTTGACCTCGAGGAGCGTTCACAGTTCGCAAAGGGCAGAGCATTTTGCAACAGCCTTGTCAAGACTTTCTGCAATGCACTTGAACACGCAGGCTACTGGGCAGGACTGTATATCAGCCGTTCGCCTTTACAGCAGTACATATCTGCCTACGTCGCTAAGAGATATGCTCTTTGGGTCGCTGAGTACGGCTCACGTTGCAACTACGGCGGAACATATGGTATGTGGCAGTACAGCTCCACTGGCAGAGTCAGCGGTATCAGCGGCAATGTTGATATGGATATCTGCTATGTGGACTATCATGCGAAGATCAAGGCGGCAGGGCTGAACGGCTTCAAGAAGACCACCAGCTCGACCACAAAGCCGTCTGCAAGCCACGCCAAGAAGACAGTAACGTACACTGTGAAGCGTGGAGACACGCTCTCGGGCATTGCACGGCGCTACAAGACTACTGTTGCGAAGCTTGTCAAGGACAATGGTATCAAGAACGCTAATCTCATTTATGTGGGGCAGAAAATTAAGATTAAGTAGGTAGTAAGACAGCCGACAGGGGTTATTCCTTGTCGGCTGAAATTGTTTTAAAATAACTGTTGATTTATATATAATAATGTGATATAATGTAAAAAACAACGGAGATAAAAATGTGAATGGGGATAAAATAGATTATATGGATTACATAATCAAAAGCGTACCAATAATAATAAGTTTAGTTGCGTTATTTATATCAATTATTTCATATAGATATAACAAGAAAAAGAATAAAATCGAGAAAGCCATTGAACTTGCAAATTATTATCAAGAACTAATAAAGGAAATTAATGAAATAATTGAAGTTTTAAGGGCTCATGAAAACATTTATGATATTATAACATCTGATAAAATTGCAAGAAATCCAAACTTAGAATTCAGCAAGGAGGAATCTCAGAAGCTACTTGAAGAAGACTGGGCAACGCTTGAAGAATTCTTTATAAAAGATGGAATGAAAGAAAACATTCTGAATAATATATATCTATTTTATATGAACAGTATAATTGAAATGAATCCATTATTTGCTCTTATTTCTGATGATGAAGAGAATAAAGAGTGCAACATTAACGCAACTTTTATAAAAGGGTACTACAAAGGAAAAATTAATGATTTTTTAAACAAATTAGAAGCGTTTTCAATGACATTTGTTCAGGGCGTGGCTGATGACGATGTGGTATATCAATCATTACATCAGAGCTATTTGAGCGTAGTAAAATTTTTGTATTTTAGAATTTCATATCAAAATATTTGTAAAAACGAATCTTATTTTACTAATATAATCAATTTGTATCAAAAATGGTCACAAAGGGCGAATGATACAGAAGATAAAATAGCAAAAGCAAATGATAAATATAAAAAGGCTATAGACAAAGCTTCAAATGCAACTCCAAAGGCTAAAATATAAAAAATCACATACGTCATATATGTTAGGTAATGAATGTTGAGAATAGTGTTGACATATAATACAGATTGTAGTATAATTATAGTATAATAATATAAGGAAAAGGAGGAGTCCGTAATGTGGTTTGATGGCATGCAGGATATTAATAAACCTGAGGAATGTGAATCAACGGAAGAATCCTCAGAGACTATTGCAAAACAGGACTAGAATTAGTTTGGCGTTTATGGCTGTCACCTGATTTTTTTTCAGAGTGGCAGCCTTTTTTTCTTACAGGAATTGTACAATTCTTGCACGATAAAAAAAGCTTTGACATTATAAATCTATGTTCCACTACATAGTCCCTTATCGTAAATTTTCAAGGAATATCACAGAACATCACACAAAACAAAAACAGCTATCAAACCACGCATTTACGTAATTTAATAGCTGTTTTGCTGGAGCTGCTAACCGGGCTTGAACCGGTGACCTCGTCCTTACCAAGGACGTGCTCTACCTACTGAGCCATAGCAGCAAACCAATTACAGTAATATATTATACACTATCTCTGCCGCTTTGTCAAGCCCTTTTCTCAATTTTTTTGCTCTGTTTTACTCTATCCCTTCATCATCAACGTCATCTGCCTGAACGCTTGGGTCGTAATCATCATATGTGTCCATAAAATTGTACTTCTTGCCCTTGTATTCGTATTGTATCACAGTGCGCAGATTGACGTTATAAACGCTCTTGAAAATATTGTTTTCGATGTTGGGATTGGTGGCACGAAACTTTGCTATAAGCTCCTTCATTTCCTGCCGCTTTGATACCTCACCCTTTTTCTCTGACCCCTCGTAGCTCTCAGTGAAACGGCAGGCACAGCGGATAAAATGCAGATCGTTCTGCTCCACCCAGCGGATAATGTCCGCCTCTTTCACCATGTACAGTGGTCTGATAAGCTCCATGCCCGCGTAGTTCCTCGAGTGTAGCTTCGGCATCATAGTCTGAATCTGTCCTCCGTATACCATGCTCATGAGTATGGTTTCTATAACATCATCAAAATGATGTCCCAAAGCTATCTTGTTGCACCCAAGATCCTGCGCAAATTTGTAAAGCCAGCCACGCCTCATTCTTGCACAAAGATAGCATGGGTTGCGTTTTGTGTTGTATGCAATGTCAAAAACTTTCGTCTCAAACATCTTTATGGGTATTCCCATAAGCGCCGCATTGTCGATTATCCTCTGCCTGTTTGCGTCGCTGTAGCCTGGGTTCATTACAATAAATTCAAGTCCTATGTCCATGCCTTGATATTTCTGCAAATGCTGCATACACTTAGCAAGAAGCATTGAGTCCTTGCCGCCTGATATGCACACCGCTATTTTGTCCCCTGGCTTTATCATATCGTAACGCTCATATCCCATTACGAACTTGTTCCATATATCTCTGCGAAAATCAGTAACGATGCTCCGCTCTATCTTCTGCTGTGGCGTCAATATTCTTGACATCTCAAACTCTCCTTAAAATAATCAAATTACTAATTAAATTCTACTATTTTTATGGGAATTTGTCAACCATATTCATGTTGACATTGTATTGTGATATTGTTATAATAAAATAAAGGCAATACCGCACAAAGATTGTGCGTCAGATGCGTAGTCAGATTTTTTGTCAGATTGCATAAAAATTCCGCAGGCATACTGTCGTATGTCAAGGGATTTTTGTGTGATATGACGGAAAATCTGCAAGCAGATGGCGTGCAAAGCCGTCAGGCGGGCTTTGTGCGGTGTTGCCTAAAGTATTAAAGCAGGAGGATATCATGAGCGAAAATATAGAACGTGAGATAAAAATTTCTCTCACAAAAGAACAATATAACACCGCTGAAAAGCTTTTTCAGTGGGGCAAAATAATAGAGCAGACCAATTTTTATTATATCCCGCAAAGAGATTCAGGCATGACAAGTATCAGGGTAAGACAAATAGGTGATAAGTATTTTTTACAGCTTAAAGCACCTATCTCCGAAAACGGTGCACTTCATGTGAAAAAAGAGTTTGAGCGTGAGCTTGACAGCCTGCCTGAAACGCTCACCGCACAGGAGCTTTCACAGCTTGTGGGGAGAGATTTCCCTGACGCTGACCTTGCAGGCTCTTTGTATACTCAGCGCAAGCTCTGCACCGATTTCGACCATGTTGAGATATGCCTTGACAAAAGCGAATATCTCGGCTTGACAGACTATGAGTTGGAGCTTGAATATACAGCCGACTATCCCGAAAAGCCTTTGGAGATACTGAAAAATGCAGGTATCACGCAGGGAGAAGCGGTCATAGGCAAGTATGCAAGGTTTATGGAAAGAGCCAAAAAGCTGGGCAAGTGCTGATTTTCGCCTATCTGCGGTCATTTTCTATGAAAAAGCACCCACAGCCTGCAAAGGTTTGGGCAATAATGATAATTGACAGTGACGTTATAATATGTTATTATATTAAAGTGTTAAAACGTATGAAATGGTATTTTGACGATACCCGAAAGGAAGTTAATAATGAAAAGATCTATTTTTAAGACTATCGCATCACTTTCCGCTGCTGCCATGATGCTTTTGGCTGTAGGCTGCGGAAGCACATCTGATTCTTCATCAGCAGCAGGCACAAACAGCACAGCCGCTGCAACAGGCGAGGATAACTCACTTCAGAAAGTTCTTGATTCAGGCAAGCTTGTGCTTGGTCTTGACCCAACATTCAAGCCAATGGGCTACACAGACGAGAACGACAACATCGTAGGCTTTGATATCGACGTTGCAAAGGAAGTTTGCTCAAGACTTGGTGTAGAGCTTGAAACTTACTCTGTAAACTGGGATACAAAGGAGCAGGACCTTAATGCGGGCACAATAGATTGTATCTGGAACGGCCTTTCTGTCAGCGATGAGAGAAAGAAAGTAATGCTCATGAGCGAGCCTTACATGAAGAATGAAATGGTGTTCGTTGTAAACGGCTCAAGCGACGTTGCTTCACAGGCTGATCTTGCAGGCAAGAACATTGCCGTACAGAACGGCTCAACAGCACAGGAAACACTTCTTGCATCTGACGTTGTAGCAAATGGTGCGACAACAACAGAGCTTGCAACAAATGTTGAAGCCCTCCAGCAGTTGGAGCTTAACATGGTAGACGCAGCGTTCCTTGACTCAGTAGTTGCAAACTACGAGATATCCACAACAGGCAAGGATTACAAGGTGCTTCCTGACGGCCTTGACCCAGAGGAGTACGCTATCGGCTTCAGACTTGGCGATCAGGCACTTTGCGACAAGATCGAGGAGATCCTTCACGAAATGAAGCAGGACGGCAAGCTTGCTGAGATATCAACAACTTGGTTCGGAAGCGACATCACGACCATAGAATAATCACAAAACATTCAATCGGACAGTCTTCGGGCTGTCCGATTTTTTGCTTTATGAAGTTTTTTGCGTGTCATATCTTTAGAAAATAAAAAGTCTCGCAAACAACGTGTTTACGAGATTTTTTGGCGGAGAAGGAGGGATTCGAACCCTCGATGAGCTATTAACCCATACACGAGTTCCAGTCGTGCGACAGCAGTTTGAAGATGTTTTATTATTATTTAGATTTATTTTACCTTATTTAATGTTGTCTGTCAATTATTTTTTTGTGTTCTTATGGTGCCTTGATCGTTCTGATTCAGAATTTATTTTATTCTGTCGCCACAGGTCGCACAGCAGAACTTGACTTTTTGAAATTATTATGGTATAATTAAGCCATAGTAAGATATAAGGAGATGTCATATATGCCAAAAATCATTCCTATCAAAGATTTAAAAAACACAAGCGGAATATCTGAGCTTTGTCACAGTACTGACGAACCTGTTTTTATCACTAAGAATGGTTATAGTGATATGGTAGTTATGTCCAATCAAGCTTATGACAAACTTATTGAGCAAATTCATCTCTATCAGCTCGTTGCAGAAGCCGAACAGGATGTAGAAGAGGGCAATGTATTTGACGGTGAGAAAGTCCTTTCTGAAATGAGGGCAAAATATGGCTACTGATATATACAGCATTAAGTTCACCGCCCACGCAAGGAAAGACCTTGATAGGATTTTTTCCTATATTGCAAGTGAATTGTACGCTCCACAAGCGGCTAATCGTATTATGAAGATGATAGACCAATCTATCAGCAATCTTTCTACACAGCCTTTTATTGCACCTCTTATCAATGATGAATTCCTTTCAAAGAAAGGTCTGCGAAAGCTTGTTGCAGAAGATTATATCATTCTTTATAAGGTTCAGACAACTGTGAACAATGTTCTGATTTACAGAATCGTCAATGGTCGAACGAATTACATAAGCCTTTTTAAGAGTTAGAAAAAGGAACAGTTCATTGTGGACTGTTCCTTTGTTATTAGCCTAGCTTTTTATTTATGTCTGAAAATACGTTCTCTTCAAGTGCGTCAGCAGATTTCTTCTGCATTTTTGAATCAACGTGGGAATATGTGTTCAGCGTTACTTGTGTGTTAGCGTGTCCTGCACTTTTAGACACTATTGTGACTGGAATATTCAGGTCGTTCAAAAGTATTGAGCAGTAGGAATGTCTTAGGTCGTGCAGACGAATATGTCTTAGATTATGTTTCTTTAATAGCTGTGAAAATTTTGCTGAAAGTGTGGCAGGATTCAAATAGTCGCCATTATATTTGCAGACTATCAGATCTCTGTCTATATATTCCTCTTTGCAATACATTCTCTCTTTGATTTGGTATCTTCTGTATTCGCCCAGTAGATTTATTATTGTGGGTGGTACTTGTATTTGCCTTTTTGATGATTCTGTTTTACAGTCTCCGATTATATACTCGCCATTTATGTAGACAAGATTTTTATTCACCGAGATCACATTGTTTTGAAAGTCAATATCGCTCCAAGTCAAAGCACACATTTCAGAACGTCTGAGTGACATTAAGCCTAGATAGACAGCTGGTCTTAATCTATCGTTCTGAACAGCCTGCATAAGCGTTTTTATCTCATCTATGGAATAGAAACTGCTTATAGGCTTTTGCTTCTTTTTAGGTACTTTAACAAAATCGCACTCGTTTGTTGACAGCATTTTCTTGAACGTGAAATATTTCAAACAGCTATGCAGGTTATCGCAAATATACTTCATAGACCTATGAGACAAGTTCTTCTCCTTATCAAGAGCATTCAAAAAGTTCTGTATCTGCATTGCTGTGAGCTTTTGGAGCTGAATATTTCCCAATGCTGGACGAATGTGATTTTTGATATTATATTGATACGATTTTACTGTTGCAGGGGCTAGTGTAGGTTTGACCTGTGTTTCGAGCCACTCGTCAAGTGCCTGTGAGACAGTCATTTTATTAGGCTCTATGTATGTGCCGTTGAGTATGTGGCTCTTTGTCTGATTGATGTAGGCTTCGGCTTCTTTCTTCGTCTTGAATGTTTTGGTGTCTCTTAGTCTTTTGCCTGTGGAACTCTCACCTCTCTCAACTACTGCTTGATAGCCAGTTATTTTTCCTTCTTTGTTTCTTCTTGTTCTTATACTCATTGATTGTCACCTCATTATAATTGAAAACGACCCAAGCAAAATGATTTTGCTTAGGTCGGAATAGTCTTTATTTATGTTTGTTATTTATTGATTGTTGCCTGTGACGGTGTTGATGTTTGTAGAAATTTGAGGAAGTTCTCCTTTGTGACTCTGTATCTAGAGCCTAGTTTTAAATAGACCATATTATATTTTATAAGTTTGAGGGATGAGTTATAGGAAATACCTAAGAACTCTGAGATTTCTTGAGGTGTGAGTATATCACATAGATTTTCAATTTTGTTCGTCATAATAATTTGCTCCTTTTATATAAAGTAGTACGTCTTTCACCACGCAATATTATAATATATATCTGAAAGAGTTTTTACTACGTTTTTAGTAAGTGATTTTTAGGCAAAGGGTAGAACAAAAAATTCTGCCCTTTGAATTTTGAAGTTATTCTATGAAGTTCACATAAGCAAACTTCTCGTTCGTGTTATCATCAGTTTCCAATTTTGCCGAAAAGCTCCTTGAGGAAACTCCTGAGTAGTCGATCTTGAACTTTTCTGTTATTGTGAGGACTGAATTTGTATTGTATATAATACCTCCGTCACATATTTTTATTCCATTCTCATCGGGAACAAAATAAGCATTCTTGTCATCTATCAGAATGTTAATGTTCGTTGGACAGTCAAGTGCCTGCCAAAGTGCAGGGGAAAGCTTTATCCTTCTGCCATTAGTCTTTGTGTTCACGATAGATATACTGTATGTACCTTTACCGTGCGAGCTATTGTTTGATGAGTCAATTACTGTAAGATTATTTTTGTTTGGTATAACCATTATTATTCATTTCCTTCCAAATTTTTTGTTTCGCTGATTTCATTCTTTTTTTGTACTCTTCTTCCTGGGAACTTAGGTGGTTCTCTTATTTTGGGTTCGGGATTGTCATCAATTTGCAATATCTCGTATACTTTTACGGAGACACCTGATATTGTTCTTTTCAGATAGTACTTTCCAGACTGCTTTTTAAGATAGCCTTCTTTGTACAGCCACTTTACAGCCATTTTCATATCTGTGAAGTTATTTGCATAGATTATTTTTTGCAAGACAGATTCAATTAAGAGTACTGATGTCTCAGTCGTTATACCCTCGCAAGGACTAGATTTGTCGTATCTTAATTCCTCTGCTTCTGGAAATAGCTTTTTATGCGTGACTATATACTCACATATCGCATTGTGCAGGCTTTCAGCTGTCTTGGTTTCATCACGCAAGTATTCGTGCTGTTTAACAAGAACGTTGATTATTGAATGAGTATCAATATACAAGCCTATCCTCAATGCATATAGAGCCGTTTGTAGAAGAACAGCATAGTGTTTTATTACTCTGTCTGTTATCTGACAGGCTTTGTCTTGAAGTTTCCTCGACAAATATTTTTGACATAGCTTGAAGTCATTGAACACGATACGAGGTTGTTTACTATAAAGATAGCTTACAAAATCTTCTCCTACTATCCCATTTTTATGTGAGATGAGTCTGTCGATTTTCTCTGCGTGTTCAGCTGTCTGAGTTATGTGCAAGTTGTCGAACTCCAAACATCTCGCACGAATCCCATTGTTCTTTTTGGTTTTCGTGAGCAGAGATTCCTCTGCCGTTGAGATGATCGTTGTTGACCACGTCTTGGACTCTCTCAGACTTGAGTCTTTGTTGCACCTTGCCTTGTCTCTTCCGTGTGAGAGGTTGTATATCAGCGTGGAATAGTCGAGTGCGGAGCAGCTTGCTTCATCAAAGCCAACTGTTATGCCTTGATTGTTGGACAATGCAGCATATATGGCGTTCGTTGTCGAGTTCCACTCGTTGAAGAGCGGTGGCTCGTTTGGATTGCCCCACATTGAAAGTGCAAGCTTCAAAAAGGTGCTTTTTCCGCTTGAACTGTCTCCATAGATGTGTATCAAGATGTTCTCCATTGAGTATGCGAGCTTTAAGTAGCTCAAGAGAGCAGATGATAGACCTGCGACTACTGCGAACATACTTCCGTCTGTCGTAAGCAAATTATTTAGTGCGTTCAGGTAGATTGATTTTGAGGATATTTTATTGTCAAGTTTCAAATCTCCTGCATATTGAAATTGGCTTGCAAGTTCCTTGTTATGAAGAACCCTATTTGTTCTAAAATAGAGGTTATTCTTATATTGAAACCAGCCTATGCTCTTGTAAAGTATTACACGGGGAGCTTGTTCAGAAGCTTGTATCAGATATCTTATCAAGATGTCTGAATATGCTTCATTGAAGAACCACTTCTTTTGAAGTTCGGTAATATCTTTTTTATTCAGACAGTCTGCAGATATTACTTCCTCTTCTAAGCCAAATGGTGTTTTAGCTGTTATATTAAGAAACTTTTCATTGGTATCCTCGTCTTTTAAGTATTGTGTTACTTCAAGCTGTACGGATATCCAGATCTTTATATAACGGCTGTTGTCTTTATCAGACCTTTTTACAAGCCACAAGGAGTCATTTTCAATTATGGCAGGAAAGAAAGGGTGCTCTTGGTAGGAATTGTATTCCTCTTGAGTTATTCTTTCAATTTTATACGAGTCCATAAAATATCCACCTCCTTTCTCAAAAGATTGGATTTTTAGTCCATATAGTATTGTTCTTTTGCAAACTTGAAAACAAGTTTTTTTGTATCAAGGAGATGTAATTTTGCTCTGCTGAGTCCTCAAAGCTCGTTTTTCCCCACTTGCCGCATAGGAAAGTTCTATCTTGATGATTCAAAAAAATTCTGCTGAGTAGTTGCGGCAAGTTTTGAAAAACTCGCCACGGACTCAGCAGAAAAGAACAACTGTATGTAGTAGATTATTTGAACTCAGCAATATAGAAATCTTTTCTTACTGAAGGTGTCAAAGGGTGTACGTTCATATGTCCTAGATTATCAGTTACGCACAACAATTTTTTACTGGACTTGTGAAATATATCAAGAACATTCTCTTCTCGCTTTTTCAAAGTCTTGTTGGTTAGTGTACCCCAAGCAATAATCACTTCATTGACAGACTTCAAATATTTCTTGATTATTACGTCTGTATCTTTATCATAGAGTTGTTCAGCTTTACTATCTATGGCAGAGCATAGGTTGACCGCATAGAAACCGCCATAGCCAAGCTTATACAAATTTGATGAGATTATATTTGTAGTTAAGTCTAGCAGAACTCCATTAGCTTGTCCTGCTGTTTTAGTTATGAACAACGGGACTTCCTTTGAAGTGTTCCATATTCTTGATAGTAAATATCTATGTGTATTATCATCTGAGAATATTACAGTATTCTCAATTTTACTGTTCTCTGTTATCATCTGTATACCTCTTTTCGGAACATATAAAGGGACTCACATAAGCAAGCCCCTATGTTTTGGATTTATTTTCTTCTTAATGATTTGCCCTTTTTGGCAGCATAGAATGTAGTTATTGCAAGTGCAGAACCTTCTATGAGCATTGCAACACTTTCAGTTGCAGCAATGGTGCTTATAAGTCCAAGTATCATTATCTCACCTCCGATCACAATGGAAAATTTTTTACAGGACTGTATCGACAACAACAAGAACTGTAAGAGTAGCGAAAAAGCCTGCCACAAAATAGCCCATTAGAAAAACCTCCCTTCAAAGAAAAAAAGACCAGCTCATTATTTATCTGAGTTGGTCTATCAAGCTTGCTTTTATGTATGCAACAATGGCATAGTCGGAACTTATGATGAAAAGCTTTTTTTATGTATCCGTCTATTTCCAAGGTCACTTCGCTTATATCGTTGAGTATATCAACGTTCCACCTATCAAGCAGAAATTTTATATCTTCTTCTTTTGAGACTATGCAGCAGAAGCCGCCGAGATCGTTATATACATCTCTGTCAACTCCGTATGCTGTATTCAGAATTGATATTGACTGAGATATATCCGATTTTAGTCTGTCTGTTATAGTGTCGATATTATCTAGTTGATTGATTTTTGTTAATATTGTCATATGTTTGCTCCTAAATAAAAAAATCCCTATCTCACATTGCTGTAAGATAGGGAAATCTTTGTTAATTAATCATCATCACCGTTGTCTACATCATCTGATGACCAGCCATAGTCATCAACTCTTCTGTTGTACTCATAATCAGAAAATGAAACACCTTCATCTCTTGCTTCTGAACTTAGGTAATCTTCTAAGTATTCATTGTCAGCAAAATTCGAATCGTTGTAGTAATCATTATCGTCTTCGTATTCTGGACCATTATATTTCATAACAAGCACCTCTTCTTTATTTACCCTTTGGCTTCTGGGGCTTTGGAAAAGGAGTTCCTTTGCCTTTACTCTTTCCTTTAGGTGTGTCGGAATATGGGTGGTCATTGCCTATTATTGCATTGTCAAATCGTGTCATTGTTATCAACCTCTACTTTCTTTTCTGCTATCCATTGAAAAGTGATAATAAACATTGCATTGTCTATGTTTAAGTAAAACTAGTTCGTTTTTTTATGCAATAGTCGTTCCAATGTTACTCATAGACAGCTTGATTGGTGAATTAGTTGTCGATTTCATTTTCAATTAACAAAATTGCAAATACAGCGGCTTCTGCTAATTCTTCAAGAAAATCCATTTATAGCACCTTCTTTCCTTGTTATTACTGTAAGTATATCACAAACATTACTATTTGTCAAGTACAATATTACTATAAGAAAAGAAATACTTCAAGAAATAATGTTAAAATTATATATAGTAGATAGGTGGTGCATATATGGATAGTATAGGAAGCAGAATACGAAATGCTCGAAAGCAGGCAGGTCTTACACAAGCTCAGCTTGCCGAATGTGCTTTTATAAGTGAAAGCTATATGGCACTGATTGAGTTGGACAAAAGAAATCCAAGTACTGACGTTGTTATAAGAATTGCAGAGATATTACAAGTGAGTTCAGACCATTTGCTGTTTGGCGAATTGCCAAAGAATGAGCTTGTTCTTTTTAATGAATGGAAGAAACTTATGCAGGGACGTTCGACTAAGGAGATTGAGTCTGCTCAGAATATTGTGAAGTGCTTTTTTGAAAATTTAGATGAACGTTGTGATGTAGATGATTGAATTCCCAAATTCCTTTTTTCCTCACTTTTTTAATAATCAACTATATAAAGAATTACGTTCAGTAGATAGAACATCTCGGTGAGCAGTTCAACGGTCACGTTGGATTGCTTGTACGAGTGGAGCAGACTTGCTTGACAAGGCTGCTCCTTTCCATATTCCTCTGCGAGTCCAATTTGGACGAGCAGCATAGAGCAAATGCGGCGATTTGACAAAATCGCCGCATTTCTGCTATGACAATCGTGTTATGTTCTTGATATTTCAGCCTAAAAACGAAATAGGCGCTGTAAAAAAAAGCGCAACAAAGCCCGTGGATTTCCTCGATATGGAAGTCCACGGGCTTTAATATATCACACAGCAAAAAAGAACTATCTAATCTTGAAAAAAGGGTACAGC